CCAAGCACCAGCCCAAGCGTTCCATGCTTGGGAGTATAGGGTTTCGGGAGTTTCAATAATTTTTCCGTTAAGGTAGTTTGCGACAACTGCCTCGGAAACAGGTTCGGGGGAAGAAGTCTCGGAAGCGACAGCAGGTTCGGCTGGCTTCATCTCAACCACAGGTTCAGCAGGATGGGATGCTTCCCAAGATGCAATGATTGATTCAAGAGTGTCGGAGGAAAGGTCGTCGTGTCCCTTCATTCCAAGTTTGGTTGCTGCTTCCACAAGGGAAAGGCGTGCTTCTTCGTGCTTTGCTGCTTCCATGGCACGCATGTTTTCCAACTCGGCACGAGCAAGGACCAATTCTGCTTGTAGTGCTTCCATCTCGCTCGCTTGAGCGTTTTCTTCAACGATATGTTCTTCGGACATGGTTTCGTTCCCCTTTCGGTATTCTGCCCAAGATGCGGTCTGACTTATCAAGGTTTCTTCCACACTTGCTGTTCGTTTTGCCCTTGGATGTCCTTTGGGTAGTAAATCATTGTCTTGCTTGTAGTTGGGGTTAGAAGGGCGACCATTCCGTAAAAGGTATAGGAAGGCATTGACTCTTGCGATGCCCCAACCGTTTCTTGACATGTTAGGGGCATGGCTTGTGGAGAAAGCACCAGCACCACGACGGAAAACAGTAAGAAGTGCGCCCATAGATGCTCGGCTTCCTTTCTTTTTCTTGTTATGTTCCGACATTTTGTTGCTAATGGTCTTGCGAGTTGCAGGGGAGACAACAATTGACTTGTTAGGTTTCTTGGCGGAACCGGGTGGGTTTTTCTTTGAACCTCGTCGTCGCTCGCTTGGTTTGGCCGGAGTTTTGCGGGGGTCGTTTTTTCCGGGACGACCATGCTGACCACCGTGTTTTGCCTCCACAGTCTCGTCCATTTTAGTTGCTGTTTCAATGTTTGCCCTTGGATATGCTGGCTTGTGAACGATGGCAAGATGGTCAAAGGTAAAGTCCATATCAAAGACCATACCTTTTTCATTAGCCGAGATAGGAACACCGTAGCCACCGATTGAAACACCATAATCGGGTTTCAACCACATGCCGGATTCCAAAGCCTCAAACAATTCACTTCGTTGAACATGAGCAACATATCGCACATCATATCCATCTTGGCCCTTGTCTTTCAATTCGGCTGAGGCAACAATACCAACATTGGCTTCGTTGACGCCACCATCGGTGTTGCGTTCAAATCCAACGGCTTTAGCCTTGGGATGATTAAGAGTCAAGTCTGCTCCAAACATTTGTTTGACGGCGGCTTCTGCGCCACGCTTTGTCAAAGCCCACTTGTTTTTGTTAAATCCTTCATGGAAAGCGACACCTTTTATTTCCATAATAGTATTACCTGTGGATGCTTCCACAGTTGCACTAATAGATTCAACTGAAACTTCCATGGTTACATTGATAGGTTGACAAGAGCCAGCAACCATTTCTTCACCAACGGGACATTCTGCGGCCATGCCTTTCTTTTTCTTTTCATCATCTGTGTGATAGGACGCCATTTTTTCTTTGTCCATATGATGATAAGCAACCTTTTCTTCTTCATCATCTGTGCCGTAGCCAGCCTCTTTGTCGCTAACCATCTTGGGTTCAACATCACGACCGCTGTTTTTGCTCATGTATTCTTCATGGGTTTTACCGGGCATAAAGACAGTTTTTCCGTCTTCATCATGGGAATGGATTCCATCAAGACCCATTTCCTTTGCTCGGTTCATGGCTTCTGCGGGATTATCAAACACATCACGGCGAATCATCTTGGCTTCAACGGCTTCTGTGCATCCACATCCACACCCACCTTCTTTTGCCTCAATAACTTCTTCGCCTTCAATAATTTGTTCGTATTCTTCCATAATTTCACCTTCGTTTTGCATCCATTCATCGTAAAGCAAGTATTCATCTTCGCTCGCTTCAACTTTTTTACCGCCACGCCATTGACGGCATGACCAGTATCGGGGAGTTGTTTTATCAGTTGCCGTATCACAGTTGTGGCGGTCACGGAAAGCCTTTCGTCGCTTAGGGTCGTCTCGCTTGATTTCCATGTTGGGGTCACCAAAGCGAACAATTACCACACGACCGCTTGAGTTTTGAACATAAACAGCAAACTTCTTTTTTCCGCCTTGTGTTCGGAATGGTTTGTTGAGCGTGACCTTTTTGCCTTGGTATTCGGCTGCTTCTGCATTTTGACCTTTTTTGTCATCGTAATACGAGTTGCACACGGCGGCTCGTTGTTTAGGGTTTCCAAACTCATCGTTCATTTTGTTGTCACCCATGCACCTATCCATGTAATCGTCACGGGATTCACCGTCACGGACATCGGGCATAAGTCACGGACATATCACTTGACTTTTAATTCATTCGCCACAATTGTTGATTTTCGTTGCGAACCTCGTCATAAAGGTTTTGTGACATGACATCCTGCACATCTTTATATGACCTTATTGGAGCATAACCTAACTTTTGGACTACTTTTACAAGGTTAGCCATGTGTGTTCCGTCAATCGGATTTAGGACTGTTATTTTAGGCCTAAGTCCAAGTTTAGCATTTCTTACGGATAAAAGGTAGGAATGCCAACCATGTTGCCTATACTGTGGGAGGATAAAGGTGTTTCCAACAAAGATAAAGTGGCCCATATCAAGACTGCCAGTGTAGCCAATAGGAATGCCATCGTAGTGTAATATCCAATAAGACATGAGGTCAAAAACCTTGGGATAGCCCTTTTCTTGGGCTGTGGCAAACTCATGCGGCCACCCGTCAGTTAAAAAACGAAGATTTTTTACCGTCAATCCTCTTTGTCCTTTTTCTTCCATACGGCCTTACCCTCACGAACCAAGTCAATTTTTGCTCGGCGTTCTTCGGCATCCATAGTATGCTTGTGTTCTTGGGCTTTGAGAGCCATCTGTCGTTCCAACTCGGCTCGCTTTTCCATTACACGAGTTTGGGACTCAATGACCGACGGATGCAACTCCGTTTCGGTCTGTTGCTCGGCCTTCCACAACTCAAGCATGGTTGCGAAGGCTGGCTGTGCCGTTCCTCCGATGATTGCGATAAGGGCGATAAACCCTTCAATGTTTTCAAGAACAACTTCGGGCTTGAGTATTCCCATGGCGACTACCGCACCGGAGGCCGCAAGCCACAGATAAACTGCTGGAAGGGCCGTGTATTTAATCATTCGGTCATTAACACTGTCTTTGTTGTTTTTTGCCATTTTCAATCACCTTGTTCATTTGTTCGGGGCAACTCACCCATTGTTGGTTTTGAAGATTTTTCAATTCGGGATTCACCAGCACCTGCGGGTTGCATACCCACTATGTCAAGTGACTCATTAAGTGTTAGGATTCCTGCTTGATAGCCCATAACAGCACGCTTCATAGAATCCATTGGTGATTCCTCAGCGATTGGTTCAAAGTCAAAGTCCGGTAAGTCTTTCATTTGATGGTTGATACCCTTCAACTCAAGTTGTTTTGAAAACAATTCCATAACACCCTGCTTAACAATTGATTGTAGGCGGCTTATGGCGGTGTTTGCCCACATGTTTGCGTTGTAGGTGGCAGCAAAGGTTGAACCTCGTTCTTGACCTGCTGCTACACGAGGAACATGCAAAACGGCTGCTACATTGGCCCCTACCATGTCAAGGAAGCCACTGTTGTCGGGGATGGTGTTGTTGAGGTCAACATGGTGCAAAGCGACATAGGATGGCAGAATTGGCATTTGGTCTCCACGCAAGCCTTCAAACAATTTTACGACTTCATCCATAATGATTCCTAAACGCTCTGCTTGTTCGTCGGGGTCAGCAATATGTTCAATGGCTGTTTTGTCAATAGTGATAAATTGCTTGGTCATGCTATCCTCAAGGGCGATACGGTTGTTCATACTGTTGTATTTTACACGGATAACCTGCTCAAGCGACGAAAAGCGAGATTGACCCCACACACCATACGACTGTCGTAGTTTGCTATCCTCAAACCAGTTTGACTTATACTCTGTTCGCAAGTGAACAATTTCACTTCGGGGGAAAACCATTTGGTCAATTCCCTGTTCACGGAGAATGTAAAAGTCGTTGCTCATAATAGGGCTGTTTTCGTCTGCCGTAAATGGCAGACCATTGGCTCCACGATTGTCAACGATTGTGATTTGTCGGATAGGAAGGCTTTGGATTGCTGTTATGCCGACTCCGGTTCTTCCAACCAACTTG